GTGAGCCCCCACGCGTGGCAAGAATTGAAAACCGGGATCGATATTCTGACGGCGCTGGCCGCGCTCGCGGCCGCTGTTCTGTGGATCAAGTCTGCCTGGGTGGAGGTCTGGGCAGACGGTCAGACGCAGCCCAAAGCAACGAACATGGTCATCAGCAAAAATGGTCGCCTGTTTGACGTAACCGGCACGGCCCAAGCACAGTCCCGGTGGAGTGCTTACGCGGCCTATGCGGCTGCCGCCGCAGCGGGACTTCAGGCGCTTGGCGTCGTCGTAGGCATCATCATCGCCCGTAGCTCGCCATAGATAAATTCAGCCCGGCGCCGCACTTCGTCCGGGATGTAAAAGGTGTGGTCGTCGCCGATCTTGGTCCGCGCCCGGGAGCGGCCCTCATAGGCGTAATCGGCCCAGCCATCGTCACAACGCTGGGGATTGAGGTCGACTTGATAGGCGGCGCCACGGCCTTCCCAGCGGCCCCAGGCGGCGCGCATAATCTCCGCCAACCCGGGGAGGTCATCCAAACCTTCAATTGCACCATGCAGATGCGCCCGTCCGTCCTTGGTGACGTGCACGGAGAACCAATAGAACGGGACGCGACCCAGGCGATCCTTGAGCTTGCGATTGAAGGCAAGAGCGAGAGACTTGGTGAAGCCCTTGGGATGGGCGAGGGCTTTGGCTTCCGCTTCCGGAGTGAGGTTGAAGGTCCACGACGTGGGTTGAGACCAGACCTGTAGAGCAATGGTTGAGCAAGCTAGCTTGAGGCGGTCTGAGGCGTGGTCCCAGACGCATAGAGCGGGTGGGGAGTGTTCGCTACTAAAGGAAGCCTCTGCGGCATCCGCCGAAGGCAGCTTGAATCTGCGAATCCGATCAAGCAGTTCTTTGTCTTTTTTGTCCGAGCGGCGTTTCCGGCCCGTGACCTTATGCGACGCGCATTTCCCGGCCTCGCGTGACCTTATCGGACCACTTAGGGCTACGGCGGTGACCACCTTATCCGACTCGCCAGCCGTGACCTTATCGGACACCGCTGCAACGGCGCATTCCTCGCCGGGCAGTAGTTCGATGATCTCTGCGATCTCACGTTCTGGATCGAAAGCTGGCTGATCCGCCAGCCAAGCGTCCAAATTCTTGCTATACTCGTCTTGTGCTTCTGACGCCGACACGTCGGAAACTCCTTCTGTTGAGCCTCAGGGATGCGGGTCCCTGGGGCTCTTATTTTGTGTTCAATTGAGAGTATAGCGTCCGGTGAAGGGGTCTGACTTTTCGCGCCCTACAAGGGAGAGCCGCCTCCCTCGAACGTGAACATTTTTCGCGGCGCAACTTAAAGAAAACTGGCCTATACGGTTACGTTCGCAACGGCCACGCGTGGCCGAATTGCTACAGGAACTGGCTCTTACCGTTCGTCGTCGGTCGGTCGCCCCTGGGAAAGCAACGAGGACGTGCAAAATGATCAAATTCAAGATCGACGTGGAAGTCGACATGATCGCGATCCTAACGGCAGCGCTGATGCTAGCTAACTAAGCGCATACCCGTAGTGGTGAGCACTGGCCCGGCGGACTGATCATCCGACCGGGCCGTCTCTTTGAGTGCACGCCAATTAGCGCTTCAGCATGCCGCCCGGGCGCATCTGTGTTCGGAGTTCCCCGCCAATCATCTGTTTTGCGGCGATCTGAACTTGCTGGGCGATTTGCTGGGCGAGGGCGCGATTATCGGCCGGTGATCCGTTGGAGACCCCGCCGTTGACGTGAATGTCACCCATGATGAAGTTGCCGCCTTGCCCGCCGAACATGGGCGCCGTGCCGCCGCCTACCATGCCGCCATCCGCGAACCGGGGCGCCCGGTTGATCTGCTCCAAAAGTGCCCGGTGCTTGGCCGTCGAGGCCGCGTTGACGATGAACTCGCCCGGTGACACCCGCGCCAAAACGCCATCGTCACGCGGCCCGCCCGGTCCGGTAATCTCGCCGCCGTCGGCGAACTTCGGAATGATGCCGCCATCAGCGAAGCCCAGGCCACCGGACAGGCCCCGCATCAGCGGCTGCACGATGAGCATCTTGATTGCGGCCTCTTCGATCGCCCGGACGATGCTTTTCGCCATGCTGGCGAAGCCGTCGCTTACGCTCTTGGTGCCGTCCAGAATGTCGGCAAGGCCGCTGGTGAGGCTGCTCGACATGGTGTTGCCGATCGACCGCATGGCCTCATTGGTGCGCATCGCTTGCGCTTCAACGCTGTTGAGGGCGGTGGCAACGTCCGGATAGAGGCCCCTAAGCTGTTCAGCAATCTGAACGTCTTGGGGGGCGAGTAGGGCGGTTTGACTGCCCCGCCTGACTGACAAGGCCACGCTCGCCTTTTCCATGGCCTGAGTTGCCTTGCCATAGGCCTCAGTCACTTCCCCAATGCGCCTGCGCTGTTCGTCAGTAACGACGCCTTCGCCCTTGCCCGCCGCCGCATTGGCCTGCATCGCGACTTCCTGTAGCTGAGCCGCAATCTTGTTTTTCTCGCGGGCGGCGGTGCTCAGGTCGAGGCTCCGGGCCTCAGCATTCAGCGCGGCGGTGCGCTTCTCTATGTTGTCGGCGGCTGTGCCGAGCTTGTCCACGTTGCTGCCGGCGCTGATCTTGGTCGGCGCCGGGCCGGTGCCGCGCGATGTCGGAGCCTCTGGTCCTTCCGGAACGCCCCGCTCCGAAGCGTCGATCTCTGCCTGTAGCTGGTCGCGGCGCCGCCGCAAGGCGTCCTGGGGCTTCTCAGCTCCAAGCGCGTCATAGATCGACGCCATGCCCGGGATGTTCGTAACCTGGGGCAGGCCGCCAAGCGCGGTGCCGTTCTTGATGGCGTCATTGATCGCAGCAAGTTCATTCCGCTTGCGCGCCGTCTCGGACGTGAGACCAAGCTTATTCGACCATTCGACGGCCTTGGCGATGAGATCGACCGTTTCGGCCCAATAGCCCTTGATCGTGAGGAGCACCGACGCGAGATCGTCCCACGACGGCTTCAACGCGGTCGAAAGGCGCTGATGGGCCAACTGGAGTTGCTGATCCATCTCTTCCGCGCGCTGAACTAAGACGTTGCTGAAAATGCCGTCCGAATTCGCAGCGGCCTCTTTGATCGTCGCGAGCATGCTGTCGGCGGAGGTTTTGCCTTGCCGCATGCGGTCAATGAGCTGGCTGCCGAACATCTTCTCGCCCAGGTCATAGGCGGCGGCTTGCTGGCCGATGCTCTGCAACTGGATCATGGCCTTAAGAACAGCCTGAATTCGATCTTCCTGGGTCTTTGCGTCCCGGAACAGGACCAACCCTTCTAGGCGTTGGCCCTTCTCCATCGTCGCATTCAGAACCTGAAGCTCCTTTTCAACGTCGGTGATCTTCTGACCAGCGAAGTCCCATTCCCCGATGTCGATCGGCGACTTTTCATTAGTGGCGTTGAAGGCGTGCTCAAGGGCCGTTTCCAGATCGCTGGCCGAAACCTTGAGCTTATTGGCCTCCGAGGTGAAGCCCTGAAAGAAGGCGGGCGCGACGCCAACATTCTGAGACTTGTCCGCGAGATCGACCATGGTTTTAAGCTGGCCGCGCGCGCCTTCGATCGCCGCTGACATGAGCTTGAAGGATCCGACGACAAGCGCGGCCTTGCCAGCAACACCTAGGGCCATGCGCGCGGCGCCGCCGACAACCGTGTCGGTGATCGCGCTGTTCATGTCTAGAAACTGCTTTGCGATGTTGCGCGTCGCGGTGCTGGTCAGCGACGACGTTTGCCGTAGCTGTTCCCTTAGCTGTTCGAGGTCGAGCGAGACAGGAATATGCATTAGGCGGCTCCCGCAAAGAGCGCGGCTAGGATTCTGGTCGCAATGATGAGGTTTGGATTGAGCGGCTTTCCGCGAACATGCTCGCTGAGCAGCGCTTCAACGTCGCGCTCCGCCATGCCGCCGCCGATCAGCCCCAATTCAATCACGCGCTCAACATCGTCCGGGCTGTAGCTGTTATCTAGAAAGCGCGTGAGCACGACGGCTGGCGAATATCCGTTGATGCCGCGCCACGAGATCACGCGCCGAACCCACGCGTCGTTCAGGTCAAACGTATGGGCACTAGCCCAGGATTCAGTAGTCATTCAGAACCTCATTAACGGCGTCTTCGATCGCCTTTTGCATGTCGTCGCGCATAGCGTTGTAGGTGTTGAAAAAGAACGGCCGTGCGGGCTGTCGGCTTGTGCCGAATTCGAACCCTTCCGCGTAGTCATAGGGTTCGCCGCTGCCTTCGCGGACTTCCTTGGTCGTGAGCGGGCCTCCTGCCTGAACGATGAACTCAAGGTCATTGGAGCCGGGCGCCACAACGCACGACTCCTCAAGGTGGCCCGTTTCGTCGGGTGATTGCTCAAGGGATTGCAACGCCTCGCGCTGGGCCTGGGAAAGCCGTTCTGCCTGTTCGCGGACAACGGCCGATAGCTGCTCAGTGAGCTTGTCCGGTAGGGCTTCCAGAAAAGCTTCAAGATCGTCGCTCATTCCAGCACCAACATGTCGGCGGTGATCGCCGGGTTATCGAGGAAGGAACGGCCACTCTCGCCCGCAGCGGCACGCGACACGGCCATCCATGTTGCTGCCGCACCGTCGATCCGATCGGTTGATTTGGATTTTTGGATAATCCGGTTGTCGTTCGCGTCCTTATGGATGGCGACATTAGCGAAGTTCCAGCGCAACACCGGATGCCCGCCGTGGCGGAAGTTGCCGCCGATGATCGCCGCCTCAAGGGTGTTCAGCGCGGGCGATTGAGTGACCCAGCCTTGCCGGATGGTAACGACCGGAAAGCCTTCCTCTACCAGCGGCGCCATGACCGCTTGGGCATAGGCCACGTCAAACCCGATCTCTTGGACCTGAAATCGCTCCGCGAGCGAACGGATGTAGTCCGCCACGGCAGAGTTATCGATCACGTTGCCGGGGGTGGGCGTGATAAAGCCTTCCTTGGCCCAGGACACATAATTCACCCCGTCGAGGTCACCGCGCCTGCGAATGTCCTCTTCCGGGCAAAAGAAGTGCGGCAACACCGTGTAGGTGTCACCGTCACGGAAACAAGCGACGACCGACGAAAGATCCGTGGTCTTGGACATATCAACGCCAATCCAGCACGGTGCGCCGCGCAAGGCCTCATAGTCGATCGGCTCCGCGCCCCGGTCATATGTCGCCATGTCCACGAAGGGCGAGGTCGAATGATCTAGCCAGACGTTGAGCTTGTATTGGCGCAAGCTGTCGCGTTCGATTGGACTGTCTTTCGCCCGCATGACGTGCTGCCGATAGCCTTTGATGGACGGATAACCGTGGGCACTGCCGGGGTTGATCCGCTTCCAAAGCTCTTCGTCGGTGTAGTCACAATCCGTTGGCGCTTCGAATAGGACCGGGAGGCAAGTCGGGTCGTCGATCTCTCCACGCGCGATCTTGCGGGCGCGCTCGATTACTTCCCAGGCGATGCTATCCTGCCCGCGCCCGGCGGTCGTGGCGACGACAAGCAAGCTATTGTCGGTCTTGTCGAGGCCGTTGGTCAGCACCTTCCAAAGGCCATCGCCGCGCCACACATGGATTTCGTCGGCCAAGACGAATGCGGGGGTGCGGCCTTCCTTGCTGGGTGCATCGGCTGAAATGACTTCAACCTCAGTCCCGTCACGCGGATAGGCGATCTTTTTGGCGCTGTTAAAGGCGTCATAGACCTTCGTCACCGGGACAAGGTGCTTGGCGTCCGCCTGAACGATGCCGCGAGCCTCTTTGAACGCGATACCGGCTTGGCTGCGGTCGCTGGCAGCAAAGATCACTTCGCCACCGGAAACCCGTTCAGGGCCGATGGTGTGAAGCAGGGCCAGGGCAGCGGATAGGCTCGTTTTGCGGTTGCCACGCGGGACCAGGATCACAACCGTCGATACGATCCGGTTACCGCTGCCGTCGCGTGGCCCATAGATAGCGCGAACAATGCGCTCTTGCCACGGATCAAGCTGGAATTGCTTGCGGGGCAGGGTGGATTTCGGGTGCTTCAAAGACCTGAGCCAGCGGACCGCGCGCTCGCCATACCCCAACGGGTCCGGAATGGGCGAGTTGTCGTAAATCCAATGCGGATAGGTATCAGACGATGTTGAAAGGGTTTTCATCATCGTCCTGTTCGTCATTGTCGCGGACTGCCGGTCGCGATCGGGAAACGGGGGTCAAGCCGAGCTCGGCCGCGAGCTGGCGCGCCGTCACCATGGCCTTGTCCTGCATGCGGAAGAGCTTTGGATCGATACCGGCGCGCAACAGCTTCTCAAGCTCGCGGATGCGGCCGATCGCGATGCAATAGCTTTCGAGGCTGCCGAGATCGGCCGTTGTCAGGATGCGCCGTTTGGCAAGCTCCGGCATGACGCGGCGCCATTCGGCCTTTGCTGCCTTACCCAGCCAGGACGGCGGTTTGGTCGTGGCGTCCAGTGCAGCGGCATCGGCGCTGAGTTCGGGCTTCCGTCCGCGCATCAGGGCCTCGCAAACTCGCCAAAGTGCTCGCGCGCCGCCGTGGCATAGGCTTCCGCCGCCGCCTCTTTGGTCGTGAACGTTCCCAGGTTTAGGGTGCGATCATTCACATGAATGGATGCGCGGAAATTACCGTTCGGGGTTTCGCGAATGCCTTTGATGCCCAGCTTGTTTCGGGCCGTGCGGCCGTATGCTGTCTGCTTAGGCGAGGCCAATCGGAGGTTTCCCCAGCGAAGATTCGCCGGGTCCTTGTCCCGATAGCTCACGCTGCGGGGCGGCCACTCGTCGGTCATGTACAGCCAGGCCAAGCGGCTCGCGAGGTAGGAGCGGTAATCTACCGTGATATAAACCAAGCGATCGGACGGCCGCGCCCAGCCGACAGCTTTACCGTCCCGGATAAAGACGCCGCTTGCGGGGTCGTAGGTCAGGATTTCGCGAAGCCGATCTGCGGCAAGCTGTGGTTTTTGGTGGGTCACGCCGCAACCCTCTCGACACCGCGCCAAACGCTCGGCATTTTGTCAGCATGAACAAATTTTCTCACTGGCATGCCATTCTTCTTGGAGTATGCGCAGGCATATCCCTTTCGTTCTTTACTCTTCCCCTCTGGGTGGTCGGGCTTATCAGTTTCACACGCGATGGAAATCGTTCCGACTGGTTGGGATTTGTAGGAGCGATGATAGGAGCCATTGCAACGCTGGTGGCTGCCGGAATGGCCCTCTTTGCCGCTTACCGGACGCTCGCGCCCGTCAAGGCGCAGCTTGATCAACTCGTCAAACAAAACGACTACAATTTGTTCGAACGCCTCAGCGGCAGGGCAACAAGCCTGAACAACGAAGAAATTCTTATTCAGAGGGTTGCTGCTAATTGCCAAGTTTTGAGTAATGCTCTGGAGCCGTTTCAAGGAACTCAGCAAATTACTTATGTCACGTCCGCTGTCAGCGCACCCGTTGCTGCACTCCGAGTCGCAGTTGAAAGATTGCAAGACTCGGTGGTGGAAATTCAAAAACAGAGGGGCGAGGTGTGGGGCAATACAAACACCCAGGGATTGCGCAGGAGGTTCATCGATGTGGCTTTGATAGCTGCCGCGCATGGATTGGAGATGTTGACGACGGCGGAGGGGAATCAAAGAATGGCGCACATTCTCTTGAAGAAAGAAATCGAGCACTGGAAAACGCTGAATAAAGAGATTCACGAGTTCGGTAATCAGTTGTTCCAGTTGGGACAACTCGAATCGCAAAAAATCGGCAGGGCCATTGCCGAAGTTGAACAGAGGCTGTTTTAAACTCACGGTCCAACCCTCCGACAGATGAGGTCGAGGCCGCGGCGACGCCCGATCTCACTCATACCGATGATCTCGAATTGCTGGCCCTGATAGGTAACGCGGTTCTCCAGTGTGACGCCGTCCAGAAAGCGCGTCCGGAAGGTCAACGCTGCGTTGGTGGTCTCGCCGCGTTGGCCTTCCTGCGTGTCGCTGGCATTCTTCAAGAGCTGGGCGCGCATGGTCGCGACCGTCCTCCAGTCCCGGATTGGCGTGCCGTCTATGCGGCTGATCGCGGTGACTGCGCGCTCAATGACGATGAGGCGATCGAGGTTACCGGCGCGCATCAGTTTGCTTTCATGATGCCTGCGACGGTGACCACGCCATGGCTATAGGAGCCGTGCGGGTCGCGCATGAACCGGGTCTGCGTCACCATCAGGTCGTGACAGGTGAAGTTATCCAGGGCCAAGACGCCGCTAACCTGGGCGTCAACGCGCAAGGCCTCAACGATCGCGCCAACGGCTTGCTTGCACCGGACCAGACCCGGTTCCTGAAACCAAACGTGCAACGTCGCGTGGGTAGTCGAGTCCCAACGCCGGAAGATGGTTTGACCCTCGCCGATCTGGACGCACGGCCTGCGTTCAGGGCGTCCATTGGCGTCAATGATCGCGTCGGGATCAACAAGGGCCGCAAGCTCTTCGGACGCGATCAGGCGCGCCCGGATGGCCTTTTGCAGGTCATATGAGGGATCAGAAGCGGTCATTATCCGAAGCAAAACGCGCGGTAAGGGGCCAAAAGATCGATGAAACCGAACGGCAATTCCTGGGCGGTGACACCCACAAGCGAGGCTTCCCGGTTCTGGTAGAGATGCGCCGCCAATTGCAGCACCGCTTCGTTCACCGGGGCCGGGGTGCCGTCCGTGTCCACATTCGAGGCTGTATAGGCGCCAACCCACGCCTTTGCTGCCGCCAGCTTGTCAGTAAGCAAGGCGTCGTCGGCGTCGATCGTGACGTTCAGGTGGGCCTTGGCTTGCTCCAAGGTGATACCGGGCATGGTCAGAAAAACTCCAATTAGACGCTCTCTTGTGCGACCCGGGGGCACCGGTCGCGGCGACTTTCTGCGAACATTTCGACCACCCCCGGGGTGTCTGTCTCTTCGAACACGTAGCTGCCGATTCGCTTGCGGAAGACACGCAATGCGCCATCGATCGAACAGACGAGCTTGTAGAACTCACTCTCTAGTATAGCGCCGCGCGTTGGCTTGGTGCGCTTGCGTGCAGGCATGGTCAGGGTCTGCTCGACAGACCAACCGATGTTGAGGCGGCGATAGATTGCCTGCACCGGAATGCCGGTGCGGTTGGACCACTCACGGATGGTGAGGGTATGACCATCATGTGTTAGGCGGCGGACTGACATTCGGTGTTCCTGCTAGTTCTGCGGCGGCGAGGTGCGTCGGTGGTAAGGGGTTGATCGTGCTGAGCGGCCTTAGCGACAAGATCGGCCGCGTAGGACCGCAAACGCATGGGCTCTAGGCCTGCGAGATTGCAGACGACGGTGAAATCCTTGTTGGGCTTGGTCAGCCAATCGCGGGCGTTCAGTTGTTCAATCCGGCGCCACTTGAACTTGGTCGAGAGCGGCTCTGTTGCGTCAATGACCGCTTGCTGGATCACGGCACACCACAATTGCTTTTCGCTCATTGCTGGCGCTCCCTCGATTGCTTGCGGCTCGCGTGGCAAGGGGAGCTGGCGAGCGGCTGCCAGTTGGAGCGGTCCCAGAACAGCTTCATGTCGCCGCGATAGGGAACCTTGTGGTCGACGCAATCCGCGATGCGACCGCAGCCGCATGCACAGAAGCGGTTCTGAGGTAGCGCAAGGAATTCCTTGCTCTCGCGGCGCCACTTGGAGTCGTAGCCGCGCTGGTGTGCGGTGGGCCGGAGGCGATCGGCTTCAGCCTTGCGTTTGACCTGACAGGGGCACAGCTCGCCTGCCCAAACGAGCTTGCCGCAGCTACAGACGCGACGGGGTTTGAAGGGCATTAGCGTTGGCCCCTACCGATTGCGTTGATCTCTTTCCGGAGATCAGCGGGCATGCCTTTGGTTGCGTCGATTGTCTCGGTGTCGTCGCGCTTGCCGAAGATGGCGGCAAGCATCTGAACGCGGCCTTCCTTGGCGTTGATGATCTCTGCCGGTGTCGCGTTCCAGGTCGCTTCGGGGGTCCATCCGAGCCAGCCGGTGCCGATCTGGTAGAGCTGGGTGAAAGATTCTTCAAACGAGATAGGCTCGCTGGTTTGCGGTTCGTCGTCGCCCTTGTCGTTGGCGCCGCACAGCACGGGGATGAATGCAAGCAAATGGTCGATCACTTCCGGCGCCAGCAATTCCGCAATCGACGGCTCGCGGTATCGGTGACCGGCTTGCGCTGCGTCGATCAGGTCATTGATAGCGGTTAGATTGCCTTCGCGGATTGCCAGATAGAGAGGCTGAAAGCCGTCATATTTCTCATTAAGACGGAATGCCGCCCGCAAAGACGGGCGCAAGGCCAGTGTCACGCTTGGAGACAACGTGAGGACCAATTCGTCATATGCGAGCGGCATAACCATTAGGGCTTGGTCGACCTGATGACGATTGCGGCCTCGCTCAGCAACGGCTTGCCGCCGACGCGACGACGCCAGCGAACCTTGACGATACCGTTATCGGCGCCGGTCAGGTCATCGGTGCGAACAGCGAGGCCCACGCGGTCAACAATCTGGTAAGCGGAGGCCATGTCGCCAAAAACCACTGGATAAGTCGTGCCGGTGGTCGCTGGCAAAAGGCTCATGTCGATCGACTCATAGACCGGGCGCCCCAAGAGGGTCGGGGGCGTGCCGTTGGCGAGGCCGTCGGACCAGATCGGCCCTTTGGTGCCAATGACGATATCCGCCATCTTACGAATGAGGCCCATGGTCTCCCGGCGCATCATCCAAGAGCCGTTGGCCGCATAGGCGCCGGGCAACTTGTAGAATGCGTCAATCAGCGCCGTGACGATGTCGGAGCCATCGGCCGCAGCGTTGACGAATGCATAGTTCGCGGGCGTATTGAGCAGGCCGGTCGGCTTGCCGTTGCCGTCACCGATCATGAAGGCCTTGGCTTCCACCTTGCCGGTGATCTTGGCAATATGGCCCGCGACGAACGAAAGCAGGTCGATATCCGCGTCTTCCAGCAATTGCTGGCTGATCGGGATATAGCGGGCATTTTCGAACGTCTTGATGTTGAGCTGGCCGAATACCGGCTCAGTCGCGGTGCGGTTGCCGGTTTCCGTAACCCAGCCTTCGCCGTCCGCGTCGGTTTCCAGCGTCGGGATATAGACCTCGGTGGTGCCGATGGTCATGGCGCTGGCGAGACCGCGAAGCGGCGAATACTGGCGCACTTTTTCCAGCACGCTCTTGCCGTATTCCGGACTGACGACGTAACCGCCCGCCGTGGTGGTGCCAAGATTGAGCGTCTTGCGCTCAAGGTCGTCGAGGGCGCCGACACCACCGCGCAGATACTTGTTCAGCGCCTTGGTTTCGATACCCGGCTCATTGTCGTTAGCGGCCCGACCGTTGGGCCGATTCATCTTGGCCTCGATACGATCCAGGCGCTCGGTGAGCTTGGTGTTGTCGTTGGCGGCCATCTTCGTGTTGAGGTCTGACTTCAAAGCCGCCAGTTCCTTTGCGACTTCAGCAATCGGATCGTCGGCATCGCCGGTGTCCTTGAATTCCAGTGCGTTCGCAGTCTTCATTGGGTAGTCAAAGCTCCTTGGACTATAGGCATTGCCGGAAATGCCGGATGAGGTCGGCCACGGCACGCGCCGCGTCGTCGGATTTCGTGCCGGTGACCCGGGCACGCGGATGGGCGGGGTTGCGCACAATCGACGTTTCGAACACGTCAAGCGCCGTGATGAGGCGCCGTGAGCCTTGTTTGACTGCGGCCTTAGTGCGGAAGCCAATGCTGAGACCCTTGGCGATCTCGCCTTTGATCATAGCGAGCACAGAGCGGGCGCGCGGGCGGTCCATGTGGAGCTTGCCCTTCACGATCAAGCCTTCATCGGTTTCTTTCACTTCCGTCCAGGTGCCAATGAGGTCGCTGGGGTCGTGGTTGAAAAGGATCGGCATGTCGCTGACAGCGATGTTGAAGGCGCCTTTTTGAATAAGGTCGCCGTAGCTGTCCGGCCCCGCATTGAACGGCCAAGCGATGCCGGTGATCTCTCCTTCATCGCTCACGCTCAGCCTTGCTTTGATCTCAAGGCGATCCATTTAGGAGCGGACCCAATTGCTGACTTTGGTCAGGTTGGCATCGGTCCAGGTGTTGGTCTGGGTCCAGGTGTTGATGCCGTCCGTAAACCAGACGGTCGCGAGCGTGCCGTCAGCGTTGTAGGTCAGGTTTTGCGGATAGTTGCTCGGATTGATCACCGCGCCCGTGCTATCGAGCAAATTGCCGAAGCCTTTGATGGGCAGCGGGTTGGTGTCGCTGATGGGTGTGCCGGTAGCGAAGCTCACTTAGTCGTTTCCTTTCTCGTGGGGATTGCCGCACAGCGTCCGCTCAAGGACCTTCGCGGCGAGTTCGTATGATTCGATGAGGGGCCGGCCTTCGACGTAGGCCACGACCAATTCATGGGCGCGCTTAGCGCTCATGCCGCCGCCGACGAGAGCGAGGCGGATGGTTTCGTTGATGTCGGCCTGGGCGAAGTTGCGCGCGAACAGACGATTGGCGATGGCGCCGATACCGGAGCCGCACTTGACTTGAAGCTCTTCGATCTCGCGCTTGGTGAGGCGGAATGTGTGTTCGCCATCGGCAAAAAATGCGATGTACGTCATGCTTCGTTGCCCCAATATGCAGGGTTTTCGCCGAAAGCCTCTTCGATCGATCCGGCCGAATTGGCGTAAACGCTGATGTCTTCGATCTGAGAGGCAACGGAGATGGTGATCCCAGGTGTCAGCACTTCCCCATAGATCAGCGGAATGGCGCTGCCTTGCTGGCCCGCCTCGCCCTGGGCAGCACCGGAAACCGAAACGTCATTGGAGCCGCCGGTTTGTTCGGAGGTCTTGGTAAGCAGCGTGGAGGCGCCGGAGAGGGCGAGGCCCACGCCAACCAGGGCGATGTTGCCCCACGTCATGCCGCTGAGGAGGCCAGTCGAGGCAAGAGGTGTTGCGAGTGTGCCACCCGATGCAAATACCGCGACGCCGACGAGCGCGGTGCCGAGAATGAGCTTTGTGGTACCCTTGGCAGTCTGGGTCTGGGCGCCGGAGGCAACAGGGATGAAGTGCAGATTTGCAGCGCCGAGCCGGAGGCTGGTCAGTAGCTCAAGGTCTAGCTCCATGCCTCGGTCAAGATCGCCGCGCACAACCCGGTAGGAGCCGCCTTCAAGCGCTTTCAGAAATTTGCCCGGGAATGCACAATTGAAGGCGCGGACGGCTTCAGCCGCCGTGTCGATCTCGAAACGGAAGCTCTCACCGAATTCGTCACCAAGGGCGCCGTGCAAAAATACAGTTCTCATGCGGCCTCCGCCTGAACGTTGCCGTTGAGCTTGCCGCCCTGATGCGCCGAGCTGGTATTGGGATTTTCAAAGACGTCGCCGCCCTCATAGGCCGGGTAGCCAAAGCCGAGTTGCCGCGCTTCGTTCGGGTTCAGAATGCGAGCGGAGACGGTGGCGCTGAGCGCTTGGGCACGCGCGAGAAGATCGGCGCGGGCGAAGCCATCAACGTTGAATTCGATGCAATATTGCTTCCGCTCTTCCGGGGTCAGAAGCTTCAACTCAAGCTCTTGCTCGAAAGACTTGAGCCGGGGCAGCAGAGCTTGCGATAGGAACTCTTGGCCGATGGCTTCAATCGACCGGGGCTGAGCACGATCGACTTGCATCAGCATGTGCAACGGGACGCGCCAGAGCCGCGCGATCTCCGCAACTGCATATGTGCGCATCTCCAGAAACTGCGCATCGACGCTGTTGAGTGTCAGGGACTGCCAATTGAAATCGGCGGGCAGAATTGCGGTCCCGCCGGACTTATTGCCGCCGTGGGCAGCATTCCAAGCCGTGGCAACCTTCGCGATTGCTTCCGCCGTGGCATTGCCCTTTGATGTGAGAACACCGCTGGGGCGGGCGCCCTTGCCGAACAGCCGCGCGGCGTGACGTTCCAGGACCAGGGCGAGAGCGATGGCCTCGCGGCCTTCGCCAACCAAGCCCTTGCGTGGATCGTAAGCCGGGGTCGGGAGATGGATCAGGTCCGCGCCGTCGATCTCGCGGCCATCAAGCTTGTAAGTCGGCTCAATGTCGGAATCGTCTACAGCAACCGGATTGGTTCGGGGATCAAGGCGGATCAGCTCAGCGGGTTTGCCGCCGTCGACGCGGTTGATCAGCGCAAAGCCGCCATGGGGCTGCAACAGCGCGTCGGCCATTAACTGGGTACGGAATAGCGCAGCGGCGCTAAAGCTGTTCGGCGCGTCATGCAAGAGGCTGTAGAGCGGGTGCTCAGGCGCTTTCTCTTTGCCGCCGTCCGGAAGCCGCTCGTAAATGTGGAGGGGCAGCGAACCGGCTGCTTCGCTGATCGACCGCACGGCACATGCGACGGGGGCGCACGACATGGCCGAATAGGGCGTGACGGACACGCCCGAAAGGGTGGGGCTCGCGCCGAACATCTCGACAAGCCAAGGCTCAGGCGAGGAAATGCCCGACTTGGTTTCAAGGCCGATTAGTTGTTTGAGGCGCGACGTAAGAGACATAACCAAAAGGGGTTGCGCGTCCGCTGGATTGCGGATGCGTGGTGTAGTTCCCCTTTGTGTGCTCTGAAGTCGGGATCACGTTGCTCGCGTGCGATCACCGACGCAATTATGATCTCACACGCTTTCGAATTGCGCAAGCGAAAATTCGGATTTGTCGCATTTGTATTATTGTAGACGCAACGCCAAGGCTCCGGAGGAGTGTTAATCAGGCCCCGGTCAGCCGGGAAATTTACAGGTGGGTATAAGGGCTGACTTACATCAGAAATATTTTCGGCACCTAACCTCCCGATATGACGCGCGGTCGATATCAGCACCAGCTTACATCTTCGTCTTTAACGAAGTCGGGCGCTTGTCAGCGGTCCGCAAATCGATTCATCTCGGTTCCGTTGCATCATCAACATGGGGCTGACATGACTGAGGACTATCTGCCGAATTCCCTTTACGCGATCATTGTCGAGCGCGTGACCAAGGTTGCCGGGCAGGATGACGTTGAGCTGATCAAAATCGCTATGGGGCCGCTGCTCAATGACCGTCCCGGACTGGCGGAACGGCTTGCCCGCCTAGAGCCGTGCCCGTGCACCGGGCGGATGACCGGTGATCAGGTCAAGCACTGCCTCGGTGAGCATGGCGACTATTGGCCGAAGGAAATCTATGGTGCGGCACTGTTGGCGGCGGTCGAGGGCTCAGCGGTTTGCTGAGCACGAACCAATTTGTGAAGAAGGCGCAGGAAATCGCGCCTCCTTATTGAAAGCTTGCGCTCGGTGAGGTTGAATACGATTCGGCAGAAGCCAGCAATTGAATCCGCAGACAATTTCAATGCCCAAAGCATATGACGACGACGAGATTATCTACAGTCAAGACGCGCCCAAATTTGCATTTGGTGAGGTCATCGCCGCATTGTCAGCGTTGTATGTCTTGTGCATTGCTTCTTTCAATGCCGGCTACTTCGCCCGCCTGAAAGGGCAGTTTTTACAACTTTTTTCGTTTGCCGATCTGATCGGATCAAATATTGCAATTCTCCAGTATCTGACCGTCGCTATTGGTTTCTACGTAATCCTGTCGTTCTATCTCTCCATCCTGCCCGGGGACGCTGCTGGCAATCTTGAGCGTTGGGCTCTCAAGAATTGGAACGCTCTTAACACTTTAGAGGTGCCCTACAACATTCTGGCGGTGATCGCTCTCCTATTCATCCCTTACGTGCTGGGATCCATGATCGAGAATTATAGCTTCACGCTGGCATTGTTGCCGACAGCTATTATTCAGGGTGTCTTTTTGCTCAGCCTTTGGACGGGATTTCAGGAAGGCACAACCACTTTTAAGGCTTTTGCTATTTGGACCGTGATAGCGGCCGCGAACTTTTCCTACTCGTCGGGAAGCTTTTGGGCCGCTAGCGAAATCTCGGAGCCGCGTAATCAGCAATCTCTGATGCTGGCAAGTGGCACATGTATTGACCGGATAATCCTTCGGACCAACTCTTCTGGCTTCCTGCTCTATAACTTCACGCTGCATCAAACGGAGTTCAGAAGTAAAGACGACGTGCGCACCGTGTTTGAGTCAAAATCTTGCACCTGAATTGTGCGAGGACACTCTTGGTTCACAAGAAATCAGAACGTAGAGCGATCGATGGGCCTCTGCCGCCCGAATACATGGAGGCACTTAATCTAGTTGTTAAGCTTGTTTCCGCCCGCATCGATGGCGAGCCCGGGCGCATGAAGGCGGCAAATGACAGTTTGATGGCCGATCTCCTTGGTGATGATCCGCTCCCGGTACCCTTGTCACCGGTTGACCAATCTGTCGTCAGGTTGCTTCATGGCCTTCTAGAACTAATGCAGGTGCCAAACCGTTTCAATGCTATGGCAACGATGGTGAAGCTCTACCCGTGGGGAGGGAAGATTTCTCGTTCGCAGCATTTGGAAAATTGCTACTACCTGATCGTGCACGAAACGTACATTTTAGAGGAGCGTCTCAAGGTCTTCCTGAACGCGCTGATCGATTGTGCAAAGGTGCGTTCGCTTCATGTGGACTTATCGCCTATCGGTAGAATGATCACCAAGCTGCATCAGGGATTTTTCGGGAAGATGGTGGCAGCGAGAGGCATTCACGTACATCAGCAGTCGAACGTTCCCAGAGAGATCAAGCGCATCGGAATGCTCGAACTCCTCTTGATGGGGAAGGGGGAGGAAACTGAGGAGGCGCCATGGAGGGTGTTGCAGCGTTTAGCGTTTGCTGAAGCCCGGAAGCGGTGGGTAACGAATGCCGATGATGCAGCTAAAGCCGCGCAGTACATCATCGGTCGTTTGCTGGTTCAGACGCAGCTGGTCTGGCGGACGGTTATCCAGGAGGAGCTTGACAAGGTACAAGGCACCGAATCTGAGCGATCTAGACCCCGTAACTGATCGCCTCAATCATCTTTACCCGATCCTGAAGCGGCCCCTCCGGCATGATGCCGTAGCGACCGGTCGTCGTCGCCTTGGCATGACCGAGCAACACGCCATGCTGTTCGTCTAGGTATCCAGCGGCCCGGAAAGCGTCCGCGACGCCATGCCGGAAGCTGTGGAAATTGTGCCGCTTGTCCGTCTTGACGCCAATCCGCTTGAAGTAGCCCGCAAAGAACCGTGAGGGCGTCCGCGAGAAGAATCCCCGGGTGTCCGGCTTCAACTCAGGGAATAGTTGGGCCTCGCCGCGCGCGGCCATGGCCGCATGATAGTCGAGGAAGCCCAGCTTGATCAGCTCGCTATGGACCGGCACCACGCGCTGACTGCCGTCTGTCTTGGTCGACTTAAGCCGCGAGCCTTCGCGGGTGACGTGGAAAATCCAGACGCCATGGAGCTGGCGAACGTCCGCCGTCATCAACTGCGCCAGCTCGCCCAACCGGGCGCCAGTATAGATCGCGATCAGCGGCAACCAATAACGCCAATCTCTGATCTCAACGTCGCCGGGCTTGTGCTCCTGATCGTCGCCAGCGCAGCGCGTGAGCAGCGGCGAAGTGAAGATGGTCCGCAACTGTTCGTCCGAATAGGGGAACACCTTCTGCTTTTTCTTGTCGATCGCGAGGAACATGCCCCGGATCACGTCCTGCTCTATGAACTCATTGTTGAGCAGCCACTCGCAAAAGCCCGCGATGGCGGACAGATAGCGGTTGGTGGTGTTCTCGCTGATCGTCGGTTTGCCGATCGTCTTGTTTGCCTCAATGATCTTCCGGAAAGTCATGCCCTCGAATTCTTTGATCTTGAGGGCCTTCACAGGCCATGAGGAGAGGGCGTGTTTCCAGTCGCGGACGGCCTTCCGGGTGATGGCTGTGACGTGCGAGGTCTCGCCGATGAACTCAAAGAACAGCCCGACGATCACGCGGTTTTGCGTCCAGGTGTCGAGGCTGACGGAGGCCTTCTTTTCGCTTTCGAACCGGTCATAGAGTTCCCAAAGGCTTTCGCCGGGCGCCGCCTTCTTACGGCCCGCCGTGGGGTCTGCTGGTGCCACCGCCGAATCAGTAGGGGTGCCGGACCAGTTGCCCTGGTCGCGCTCCGCTGAACGTTCCAGCGCCTGAATTTCCGCCCGCTGTAGCTTCTGGCAGAGATCGCGGTAAGCCGGGGAGCCCTTTTCAATGAGCAGCCGTTCCTGCTCAATCACCGCGTCCGCCGCCCATTCGATCGCGCCGGTCTCGCCCGTGGCGAGATGCTTGCGGACCTGGGCCAGCTTGATCGCCCGCCGCTTCTGCGCATAGGCGGGTGCATCCTTCATCACCATCAGGTCCACGGCCGCGCCGAGCTGAACCGCCGGATCGTCGGACCAAGGCACCGCCCCAGCGGTAATGTCGGCCATCAACTGATTCTTGGCTGTCTCAACCTGGGCCGATGTCGGCATGGCCGCACGCTCGCGGCGGTCGTATTCCAGGGCGGCTTCATAGTGGCGCCAGACGGCCGCCTGTAGGTCCCCGGGCGTCGGCTCTTGCCGCTGGGCCAGCTCTTCAAACTGCGCTCTGTACTTCGCCAGAATGGGCAGTGCGGCGATGCGTGCCGCCTTCGGTTCCCGAACCCCGGTGCTCTTCCAAATCTCTTTCTTGCCGACGATGGACTGAAGCTTTTTGGGGACTGCGAGCCGAACGTAATAAACGGCGGAGCCGCCCCGCCGTTGGATGTTTGAAGCCAGTCCCAT